CGGACGCCCAACATCTTACGTACAGCGTAGATTAGGCCGCTCTTTCTTGCCATATATCCTTCTCCTTGATGGTCTAAGATAGCAGCAGCAGAGCCGCCTCTACCGTGACGTACTAAAGCTAGATGATTAACAGAAGTTATCTCTTTCATCACTATCTGGTATTTCTCACCAGAAGGTGCAACGCCGTCTTCCCACGCAAAGTCAGCAGTATACCCAGGAGAAACCTCACGTATAGAGCTATAATAAGCTCTCATAGCCTGAGCATCAGCAATAACCAAAGAGGACTTTACAAGGACCTCTTTACCTTCTTTATTCATAGAGGTAGAAGCGCTGTCACCAGTGTAGCCTACCACGTATCTCTTGAAGTTAGTAGGCGACACCATCTCGTTAGGATGCTCCAACGTGAGAGGCAACTTAACGAACATGTGCGCAGCTCTCTCTAAGACTGTTGCAGGACGATATACATTAAAAAAGCCTAGCCCTTGGTACTTAGTGGGAGGCGTAGCACTATCTCCCAAGAGGCTAGGCAATTCATTACGACCATACTTGTAAATACCGCTCTTAGCGATAGCTACATTCTTAACAAGGCGCTCGTTCATTACTCTTTACCCTCTTTACTGATAGAGGTCTTAGCATCTTTAGAAGGCTTATACCCAGGTTTCGCTGGATTAGCTCCATTTCCATTCATCTCGTTCGCTTGATTAGGATCAGGGTTCTCCGTCTCAAGACCATTCATAATCTCTTCCGATACGTCGATTTCCGGCATGAACTTACGAGCCATCACAACAGCATCATGTACGTTGATACCCGCAGTAACGAACATATTGATACCAGAACTGAATTTCTCTAGCATCTTGCTGCGCTCTTCACTAGATATCACGTCAGGACTATCGAACGATATACGCACGCTGTCCGCTTTCTTAAACTGCTCAGAGTTAATCCCAAAGCAAGAAGCGATAAGTATCTTAACGATGTTACGATAAGAAGGAATCACCGCATTGTTTATGTTGCGTATCGTTTCAGACTGCTTTAACGTAGAATCGTTCTTGCTGTCAGAGAATCCGGTAGCTTGCGTATGAAAAAGAACAGACTCAGGGATACCGCAGTTAGCTGCAATGTCCTGCCTAAGAGCCATGTTAAGATCAGCAAAACCGTTAAAGTCTCTATCAATACTCTTCAATTCTCCATAAGAGTTAATCGTAAGAGGATTGGTCATCGACCATGCACGAAGCAGGGCATTGTTGTTCTGAGCAAACTGCGCAGCATATCCAGGGCCGTTCTGCGCGATAATACCGTCAAGAGGAATCGTATGAACGAGGAGACTTAACTGCTGTCCAATAATAGGGACCGCAGCTATAAGCACCTTATACGCTATCAGACTCTTTATATACGATTCGTAATCAGAACGTCCCCACCCAAGTTGCCGTAACGAGCCCCAGTACGGCAACATGATAGGTCTTACGATCGCCATTCTCTCGTGGTTAACGCGAACGCCAGCAAGCGGTATCATATACGTATCAGGAGAGAGGTAATCCTTAGCGGTAATGTTCCAGTTAGGAACCATTATCGAGTTCCACCTATCCCCTTCTACAAAGTAATCAATACAATCCTTATCTACGATCTTCTCGTTTACTAGCTGCTCCATCGGCATATCAAAGGTATCGGGACGGTCGTTCTTGAATACAGGGTAGCAGAAAGCTCCACCGTATATAAGACCGTCTCTATCGGTATGCTCTAACTGTTGATCGAAACCTACGGAGTTAGCGTACTCCTTAAGAGTAAGCCTATCGTCTTCTGATAAACCGGTTTTCTCGGAGTTGCTTGCAAAATTATAACCGTTAAGAAGTGCTCCCTGGCACTTTTTGTCAACTATGATTGAAGCCAGCCCGCCCGACGCATAGTACGAGGTACACTCGTTCGGACTCATAGACACAGGTGTATAGGAGAGATTAAAGGTACCCGGATCGAATCCAGTTACTCCAATACCCGTAAGCGCGTTATAGTAACCATCTTGAACTTCTTTACTATTCGGGTTCTTGCCGCTCTTAATAGCGTCAAGAATAAACTGCATACTCTTAGACCTGTCGCCCATAACCTTAGCAACATCGGGCATGACAGAAGTCATCTTCTTCTCTGCGTCAGCGAGAGAGTTGTAACAACCCTCTCTCCTTAAGTTATCCTTAACAACAGCATACTGTAAGTCACGATAGTTGTCTATCTCGGAAGTCGTAAATCCCATAAGATCAACATAGGAGTCCTCTACAACATCAGCAGTACACTTCTCGTGCTCTGCGAGATTAGAGTAGAGTTCTTTCCATAAGCTATCTTTGTCAAGTTCTTTAACTATGGCATGGAACGACTTACGCACCAAACATACTCCCGTTACCTACTGGGTAATTCTTCTTCCCACCCATACGCGCTGTACTACTAAGCTGCCAAAGGTCTAAGAAGTCTTTCTCCATCGATACAAGTCTAACAACACAGTATTCCGCAGCATCAGCAATATGGTCGGGGGCTGTGCTCCCCTTACCCTTTTCCGGCTTCCCTGTGTTAGCATCAAACTGCCTAACCCTTAAAGCCGTATCCAGTTCCTTAGCTTTCTTACATATTTTAAGATGCCCTGTCTTAAGCATCTTATTCACGAACAGCACTCGCTCTGATATAGAGGGGTTAGAATCTCCCATCCTTAAGTGAATGCCTTCGTTCATTATCTCGCTAGAATAACCAGCAAGAAGTTCTTTAGAAGACGTATCAGGAAACCAGTATATCTCGTTGTTCGGAAACCGGCTTCTTATAGTGCCCGGTGCATCGCCAATCTTAACAAAGCTAAAGTTGTCTACCGCGTAGAGTACCTTGTCTCTCTTAACGAACGCGCAACCCTTAGACCAACCCGCGTTAAAATCCTGCCCTATGTAAATATCTTCTTGCGGGTCTATTTCAATATCCGGTACTAGATCGGTGGTAGGGTTATAGTCTCCGTATACCCGTCCACTGTTCAGAGCTACGAAGTACCCTTCCAAGAAGGCCAGCCGCTCGTTCTCATCATAGATTGCATACAAGCGCTTGACGTAATCCGCATCAAGACTTGTATTATCTTTAGTAGAAGCTTGTATCTTAACGAACTTCTGCTTCTGCTCTTTAAGCGTTTCGATTATAGAATAGGTACCAGCGAAACCCTGTGCAGTAGTAGTGAACACGCTGAAAGGTTTACGACCATCGGGAAGCGTCGTTCGTGTTCTTTCCTGCACCGCCTTGAAAGTATCTATTGACCTAGAGAACTCTAGCTCGTCTAACTCATCAACGATGCTTATCGAAAAGTTATGCGCGTATATGCTAGACGGTTGCTCTATGGCGATCAGCACAAGTTCCACAGCGCCTACTCTAACTATGTTCTCCTGCTTATCATAAGCATACGGTAAACCAGTAGAGATAAAGAACTTTATTAAATCGCCAATCAACGTTTTCCGTAGCAGCGTTATGGTAATTCCCATAACTCCAATCTTAATAGGACTATCGAAGTAGCGCTCTATCAAGCTTAACAAAAGGAATACGTCGCTGGTCGTCTTACCTGAACCGTACCCTGCTATCATAAAGAAGTAAGAGCAATCGGGGTACTTGTAAGGCGCATTTATTAACTGGCTCTGATGCTTAAATAGTTTTACTCGTTGAGCTTCCATTTCATTTACGTAGTACTCTCTGCTTCGCCGCCAGAGAACACTTCCATATTATCGTCGTTAGAGTCGCCCGCAGTCTCGAACGTTATAGTGAACTTCTTCTTGTCCCCTGCACCTACGCCAGAGATACCATCTCCAAACCGACCCTTGTCGATCTTCGAAAGTTTCCACCTAGCTTCAACAGAGATACCGCGAGGGATATTTATAGCCATAGCCTTATCGACTAGCTCAAGACAATTCGCTACTTCCTGCTTCTGCCAGAAGTCGCACTTGCGCGTAAAGGTTTCGTCCGCCTGTAGAGCCTCTATTTCAGAAGCGGTGCAGTCAGACGCGATGAGCGAGGAGTATACATCCATGCCAAGCTTTATGAATCGCTCAGCTAGATTTCTCTTCTGCGATAGCTCCATCTTCAACCTTTATAAACTTACAGTGTTCGCACTCTTTTCTTTCCGGGTCCGTCAAACCGATGAACCCCATGCGGTTGCTTATCTCTACTTCATAGAACACGCACACGTCGCAGATATCCATTTCCTTGTGCATAAGGATTTCAGGATACGCTGCGACGTTAACGTTTATCCTAGACGACCGGAGTTCCGGCATCGGGCGCTACAACGGAGGCCGCAGTCTGCTCGACCGGAGCCGGGGCATCAACTACCACAGGAGGAGCGTCTTTCACCTCTTCCTTCTTGACTTCCGTCTCAACGACAATTTCCGCTTTAGCGATGTAGTCTCGAACAGCCTTAAGCGCCGTATGAGCAACGACGATCAGACGCTCGATTTCCGGGTCAGCCTTAAGCTTCTTATCGACAAACTCGGCAACATCCACCACAGAGTCAATCGCCCAATCAAGAGCCTCGAACCCGATTTCCTTGATCTTCTCTTCTGCCGACTTGAAAATACCTTCAAATGCCATTTGGCGCTCCTCGGACGGCGCATGACAATCGTCACACTTCACCTGTCCTATGTATATACTACCATACCTATAAATATAGAACAAGGACTATATAGCGAATTAGCTCTATACGACGAGTGACGAACGTCGAATGTTATGTAACACGTATACATTAATTAATAGAGGGTCTGCGAATATTTTCCGGGGCCTGACGAGTTTCTTCCTTATATAAGGGTAGAACAAGCCAGGATCGACGATTGCCGCGTGGCGATAGACGGACAGGCTCCGACCTTTCCGAATCGTCCTACGGCGATTGTCGCTCGTCGAGGGAGGGTCTATTAAGTAACTCGTAATCATTAACAAGGGTCGTTCGCCGTTTGTCAAGTACAGGGGGGCAATATAGGGATTTCTCTATACTGTGTGAAGGGGACTATATAGTATATATGCTATGTTATATAGCACACGACGCATGGCGCATGATGATTACTATATAGTATATAGTATATATATGCTATAACAATTGTCAATCGTCACTTGGTATATAAGGTATAACATAGCATATATACTATATAGTAATCATCATGCGCCATGCGTCGTGTGCTATATAACATATATGTACAGTGTATATAGGTGTATAATAAATCGACATAATATTGTACGAATTACGGTCTAGCCTATTGCGTTACAGCTATCAAGTCGATATACTCCATTGTAGAGATTACACAGGAGGTGCGTATGTACAAGGTTATTTACCAGGAAAGGCAATGAGCTGAGAGAGACTATCGTCAGTGGACAGTACACTAGGGATCAGACCGTCAAGGCTCTTGTCGCTAATGGTGCAAAGATAGTACGCGCAGTGAGAGTAGCATAATGATGATGAGCAAACGTGTACAATATAAATATATCGCCTAAGCTTCATACGGCCTTAACATCGGCTTATAAAGCGGTATTACGTGCGCAAGTATGCGCTATAAAGGAAAGAGTGAAATGATGAACCACAAAGTGTCAATCTACGTACCTATCGTAAAGCTGGGCCAGGAACATACGTCAATCGTCGCGCGTCGTATGGCTAACATGTTCGGTGGCGCTACAATCGTTAGTGCGAAGGGAATATGGCTAAATGATAAGCAAGAATCGATATACGATGATATAGATATCGTCTATAGCTATTGTGATGCAATGGCGCTCGACGATAAGGCCGAGGATTACAGACTTATTTGTGTGGAGCTCAAAGAGGAGTTAAAACAAGACTGTATTAGCCTTGTTGTTGACGAAGAGCTTTTTTTACTCTAACAAAGGATAACAAGAGGAGCGCCGCTTGACGATTGTCAAGCGGCGCTTTTTATTAGTCGAGTGTCAATCGCCGTTCGTCAAGAGATAGCTCACTCCCTAGGGTAGCTTGTGGCCTTAGTTCTCAATGTTAATCTTATTTCTTTATCAGGAAGATTTCAGTTAGGGCTTTATCGTGCTGAAAGTATCGATTGACGAGGGGTTTCACAAAGTGTATAAAGTGTACGACGGCGAATGACGCCGCAACTAGCGACGATGCAACAAGTTACAAAAAGCCCGTACACTTTATACTTATTATGCGTCGGCTTTTTTAATAGGTAAACCGGTTTACTAAACTAAAATGTGGCCAAAGCAGTGTAGAAACTGTACACAACGCAACAAAAAGAATAATTCTTTACGCCACAAGAAATTATTCACTATCGGACCTCTCGTCTAAGGTTGTAGGTTTATACACTTTGGGAAACCTATGGTCCTAAACATTAGCGATTGGCGCTCGGCAATTGTTTATTGTATAAAGATTTAGCGAAAATCGGCGATTGACGCATTGACGCTTGACGGACGCATTGACGCATTGACGCTTGACGGACGCATTGACGATTGACGCTTGACGGACGCATTGACGCATTGACGCTTGACGGACGCATTGACGATTGACGCTTGACGGACGCATTGACGCATTGACGCTTGACGACATTGACGCATTGACGATTGACGCTTGACGGACGCATTGACGCATTGACGCTTGACGCATTGACGCATTGACGCATTGACGCTTGACGGACGCTTGACGCTTGACGATTGACGCTTGACGCTTGACGCTTGACGCATTGACGCTTGACGCTTGATGCTTGATGCTTGATGCTTGATGCTTGATGCTTGACGCTTGACGCATTGACGCTTGACGCTTGACGCTTGACGCTTGACGCATTGACGCATTGACGCATTGACGCTTGACGCATTGACGCATTGACGCATTGACGCATTGACGCATTGACGCATTGACGCATTGACGCATTGACGCATTGACGCATTGACGCATTGACGCATTGACGCATTGACGCATTGACGCATTGACGCATTGACGCATTGACGCATTGACAAATGGCGCTCAACTAGCGGGTTATATAAAATGAAAATAATCATGCGAATTGTGTCGATATCGCTTGACGCTTGACAAATAGCGCAGTATACTACACAATGAATAGTGCGAAAGAGCCGCGGGCAGAGATTAAGGGGGATACGCATGGAATATAACGTAGTAAACGGAACGGCATATCGTATAGATACGCCGAAAGAAGTCGTGAGAGCGCTTGAAAATGCGAGAATCGGCAACCATCGTATTAGAATATTTTACGGAGATAAGGAAACCGGGCGCGCGTGGAGCGATGAAAATGATATTATAGGTACTATAGGAAGAAGTACGGGGAAGCATAAAATACCTATACTACTTCACAATGTACACTCTACCGGAGGATGTGCTATATTAGATGATCGTATTATCCGTATCGACGATAGAGCGAGGCATACGGTATACAAAGCGGATAACTATAAGCAAGACAATTTCGTATCAACGGACATTGGCACAGTGTATAATGAAACTAAAGACGAATTGTATGCCCGTTGTAAAAATGCCGATGCCGGAAAGCGCCTAGCTGATTTCATGAATGGCGAGCGGTGGAATAAGTAGGCGCTTGACAATCGTCATACATTGAGTATAGTACAGTAAGGGGCTTTAGAGCTTCACCTAGTGAAGCTAGTCGATAGAAAAGGAGTATACCATGTTTGCATTAAACGAGATTTATAGGCAGAATGAAAGAGCTTCCGAGAAACAGATAGCGCGCAAGGCTAACAGTCTCGAGGCTAAAGAGGCTAAGGGAATAGCCAAAAAGCGTGATTACTTCGGAGCTTTCGAGGGAAGCGAGAGACTATTCAATGCGTGCTGGAACGCATATCGCAAGGCCGTTAGGGAAGGCAATGCTATTGAGGATGTTTCCGCCTTCCTTGCCGCAATGGCGAGTGATAAAGTAAACGACAGTAAATCAGTATTCTATCTTTACGGATAACGCTTGACGGTTCACAATGCCCGGTTCAACTCCGGGCAAGCGTATAGCCTTAGCGTATGCTAAGGTAATCTATAAGAAAGGAGTCTACCATGTCCGAAACTAAAATTGCAGAGCTTTACAACGGGTGGAAGAATAAACAAACGTGGAACGTTGCTCTATGGATTGAGAACGACGAGGGGCTTTATTTTAGCGCTTGCGAATATAAGGAACGTTGTGAGAGTCGAGGAGTAAAGCCTACCTATCGCGGTTTCATTGCATGGGCCGGTCTTTTTGGCAATAAGACTCCCGATGGTTATAAGTATGATAGCCAAAAAATCGACTATAAAGCCCTTAGCGATATGATAAGGGGATTTTAACATGGAAAATCGCGTACTATACGACAAAGGTATTACGTATCTAGCTTCACGCTTCACGGCTTGTCCTGATGCTGTTAACGTTATAGCGAAGATATTCGAAGTCAATCCGCAAGTGGTATCTGCCGATATATATAAGGCGAAAAAAGGCGATTACATAAAAATGGGAGGATTGAAATGAAAATCACTCTAAAGCAGTTACGTTTGATCGGAGCGTGTGAGCCGCAAGTAGAGCTATTTAAAGCTACTTTCGGAACAGAAGTAGAGTTAACGGAAGCCAATGCTGTACAGTATGGCGCGTTGTTTGACATTGACTGGCTTGCTAATAAGCTACTGAAAGGGATAAGCTGGCCGACTATCGAGCGAAGTGTGATCCGTTGGCCGACTATCGAGCGAAGCGCGATGCGTTGGATGCCGACTATCGAGCGAAGTGTGATCCGTTGGATGCCGACTATCGAGCGAAGCGCGATGCGTTGTTTGCCGACTATGAAGCGAAGCGCTGATCCGTTGGATGCCGACTATGAAGCGAAGCGCGATGCGTTGTACGCCGACTATCGAGCGAAGCGCGATCCGTTGTTTGCCGACTATTGGGCGAAGCGCGATACGTTGTTTGCCGACTATGAAGCGAAGCGCGATGCGTTGTACGCCGACTATGTAGCGAAGCGCGATACGTTGGATGCCGACTATCGAGCGAAGCGCGATACGTTGGATGCCGACTATCGAGCGAAGCTCGATACGTTGGGTGCCGACTATGAGCGAATTGCGCTTTAGTGCTTGTTGCTATTCTTATAGGCGATTGACGCATGTCGTATAGGCGTATCTCGCCGAACGTCCCGTGACGATTGACGAATCTATAAAGCTGATCGCCGATTTATTTAATAAGACTGTCGAAGGCTATTAAATTAAGGGAGGCTAAGAAATAGACTACTGATTCACTTCTTGCCGATCGTGGTATAATGATTGCCGATTCATTTTATTCTAACGGAGGGATTGAAATGAAAATCACTCTAAAGCAGTTACGTTTGATCGGAGCGTGTGAGCCACAAGTAGAGCTATTTAAAGCTACTTTCGGAACAGAAGTAGAGTTAACGGAAGCCAATGCTGTACAGTATGGCGCGTTGTTTGACATTGACTGGCTTGCTAATAAGCTACTGAAAGGAGATAAGCTGGCCGACTATCGAGCGAAGTGTGATCCGTTGGATGCCGACTATCGAGCGAAGCGCGATCCGTTGGATGCCGACTATCGAGCGAAGCGCGATCCGTTGTTTGCCGACTATCGAGCGAAGCGCGATCCGTTGGATGCCGACTATCGAGCGAAGCGCGATGCGTTGTACGCCGACTATCTAGCGAAGCGCGATGAAGCGAAGCGCGATGCGTTGGATGCCGACTATCGAGCGAAGCTCGATCCGTTGGATGCCGACTATCGAGCGAAGCGCGATCCGTTGTTTGCCGACTATCGAGCGAAGCGCGATCCGTTGTACGCCGACTATCGAGCGAAGCGCGATACGTTGTATGCCGACTATCGAGCGAAGC